TGCATTTTTAAACATTGTTGAATCTGAGTCAGATAAATTTATAAATGCATTAGAGAAAAATGAATTTGCACTTCTTGATAATTTTTATGAGCTTTTCATTACTGAAAACTCTGACATGAATACAAGACAGAGGTACAAAGATTATCTATCTACAATAGATTATAATAATCCTGCTACAATTAAGAAAGCAGCCACCCCTACTACAAGAAGAGCTTCTAAAGTTATTACTCAACCATCTACTAGTGTTAAAGAAGGTGTGTCAGAACTATTTGAATCTAATCCTGAGTTAGTAGCTGTAGGTACAATTCAACAATATTCTCAATACTTAGATACTATATTTCCTAATAGCAAATTAAAAGATGTACTTTATCATGGTTCAAGAAATGCTGATAGATTTGATAATTTTGATGACACTTTAATTGGAGAATTAGATACAGGTTTTTTTGGAAGAGGTATTTATTTTTCTCCTGATGCTAAATATGCACAAGGATATGCTAATCAAGCAATTGATAAAGCAGGACAATTATATGCTGTTATAGTTAATTTGCAAAATCCTTTAAATACTGATGCTAATCAGGCAAATAAAAATTGGGGAACTGATGTAATTAAAAATTATGATGGTGCTTTAGTAACTGTGGGTGCTTGGAATAATCCTGAGCTAAATGGAAAAGAACCAGTAGACTATAATCCAAATGAATTAGGTGAAGTAGTTGTAAAATCATTTTCTCAAACACACATATTAGGAAGTAAACAAGATATAGAAGGATTTAAGAAGTTTACTACTCAACCATCTACTAGTGAAGACACTTCTGATGATACTGAAGTTAAATCTAGAGCTGGTTTAACAGAAACAAATAGAGAAGGCATTTTTACTTACAATGATTCTAAAGCTACTAATGAGCTTTACTATACTAACATGAGTATGAATAACCCAAATACAGTATTTATATTTGGTACTTCTAAAAAAGAACTTGACTCAAACTACACTGTGAAGTTTAGTAATCAGAGTTACTTTGGTAAAAAAGTTTCTGACATGTCTATTGATTTTTTAATTGGTTTAGATAATCCTACAGATGGATTTAGTAAATTAGATCCCGCAAAGTATAATTCTTTAAAAACTCTTTGGGAAAGAAGAATAGCATCTATCAAATCACTAATAGTTGGTGGTGTGCCAGTTGCCTTTCCTGAGACAGGTTTTGGTAATATTAATAGTATGCCTCAAGAATTATTTGTATATTTAAGTAAGAGGCTATATGAAGAATTTGGTTACTTAAATCCGGGCTCTAGTATGTATGCTGATATGAAAAATATAATTGGAAGAAATCAAGGCATAAGTGATGAAGAAATACTTCAACAGTTTGGTCTAGAGGAAGATCCGTTTAAATGTAGATAAAATGGTTTGTGAAGTAAAAGTTAATACTATCAAGTATCTTGAAAACAACGGTGCAACAGATGATGTAAGAAGAATAATTGATAGAGATAAGTTTGATCTACTAAACAGATCAGTTACAAATTATGCTATAAAAAAGTTTGGCTTAGAAACAAATGGTGATCTTTTATTCAGTACAGAAACATCAACAGGGATAGACTTAAAAGGATCTACACCTAGAAGAGACACTACATTTAATATCTATAGAGCTATACCTAATGATTTGTTATTTGATCAGCTACAAAAACTTAAGACACAAGTAGAAAATCTTGAGTCTGAAAATGTAATTATACCAGAAACTACAGGACTTACTTTAAAATTTAATAGTGGCTATGGTAACAATAGTTATAATTTAGATATACTTCAAGATGGTATCAGAATAGGTGGTGTTAATTATGCATTAAATAATGGAGTTGCTGTTGTTGATGCAGTTGAAATAGAACCTGAGTATAGAAATCAAGGTATTGCTTCAGAGATATATGACCAACTTGCAAAAAGTTTTAATAAAAATAATGTAGTTTTAAGAAGCGGTGAATTAAATGATAACAGCACACCACTATGGAAAAGTCTTGTACAAAAAGGTTTAGCTAAAGAAATTGCACCCAATCAGTATGAATATGTTAGTGGGAATAATGATCAATTAAACAATTTAGAAATTAAAGAGCCCATACCATTAGTAGATATGGATATCAAGGTTTTACAAGATGCAAGAGCAAAAGAAGTTGCAGAAGTATTAGCTCTCAGACTTGCAAAAGGTTTAAAAACAGACTTTCAAAAAATATCTGTAGAACAAGCACAAAAACTATTAAGAAATAGACCAGTGCAATACCGTGGAGAACCTGCATTTTATTTTGCAGGAACTGTTTATATAGTAGGTGATAATGTAAGTGTGAATACAGTACTACATGAATTTTCACATCCATTACTACAAGGTATCCGTAAAACTAACCCTAAACTATTTAAGAATCTGTATGATCAATTGATGGCTACAGATGAAGGACAAGGTGTTAAGTCATATGTAATAAAGAATTATCCTGAATTAGAAGTGGATAGTCCTTTATTTATGGAAGAAAGCTTAGCCTTTGGATTACAGTTAAAAGCTGTAAACAAAGTTGTGGGTCAAATTGAAACTGAAGGTTTTGAAGGTTTTATAAATAAACTTTTAGCTGCTATTAAAAATATGCTGAGAGGTATATTTGGAAATAAAGTTACTGTATCTAAGTTAAATGAGAATACAACTCTAAATGAACTAGCAGAGATGCTTTTAGAAAAAGACTTTGTGTTTGAGACAGACATGGTTACTGAAGAAGATCTTGTAATGTATGGTAGATTTGTAAAGGAGCGGGCAGATGAGCTTGTTAAACTTTCAAATCCTGAGACTATGCAGAAGATGGTAGAACAAACCTACAACACAAACAGATTAGTATTATCTGAAGCTAAAAAATTCTATGGTGATAAGGTAACTTATAAAATGATGCAAGAAGCTTTATTTAAAAAAGGTTCTACAGAGTTTATTGAGCAAATTAGAGAAAGTTTAAAAGGTTATATGGATTTCTCTGGAATTCAAGATAATACACCAGCAGAAATATTTGATAAAGTTCTTGATGCAGAAGAGATGAGACTTCAGGACATGAAGAATAAAGCTACGGCTTTAGTTAATAGTGTTGACTCTATAAATTCTGTTACTCAAAACATGCTTAAGGATATAAGCAAGATCAGCAAAGAGAATATAAACAGCAGACATATAATTGGTCTACTAAGACTCTATAAAGAAAGTGCAAGGTCTTACTTAAGTATGATAAGTGATATAGATAAGTTGCTTACACAAGAATCTTTTGTAGATAGTAACAATCCTTTCTATCAAACTATAAATGAGATTGTTACCAATATTACCAGAATTCAAAAAAACATTGCTGATATATTAAAAGATAACAATGTTCAGTTTTTTGTTGAGATAACATCATATATGAATGAGTTTGTTACTCAAAAGCTTAACTCTAATTTAGGTATTGCATTAAAAAATGCTTTTCCTAAAAGTGAACTTGAAGAAGCAGTATTAGGTATATATAACAAAGTAACTAATCAAAACTTATCTAATGATGATATAGCAGAACTTGTTAAGAAAGGAGTACCAGAAAGTATTCTTAGAGGTTTTGTAAAAGAATATCAAGACTTTGTAGTTAATGAAGATAAAATTAGAAATGCTTTAACTGGTAATGCTCATGATGTATCTTGGTTTAATAGATGGTTAGAAAGCTATAGCTCTAGTAATGATATTATAGTAGGACCATTAGCAATATTTATCCAAGATCAAAGAACAGAAGTAGAGAATGAGGTTTGGAAAAAATCTATGGAGTTTAGAAAAGTTTTATCTGATCTTTTACCAAAAGTTGGATTTAGTAAAATGAATACTATGCAGATCCGGGATATGATATCTGAGAAAGATACTATCATGTTCTTTAATAAAGAGACCGGAGAACCAATGGAAAAAGAAATATGGACATTTCTAAATGAATTTGGTAATGGCTGGAGATACCAACAAGATATGTTGGAATATAAAGTTGAAGAAGCTAAAAAAACAGGAGACAGAAATAAGATTGCTGCAGCAACAAATGAGTTAAGGCAGTTTAATGCTGATTATATGTGGCAGGAATTTGTTCCTGAGTACTATGAAAAAGATAATATCTTTAAAGAATCTGAGATAGGTGAATTAGCATACAGTTTGAGAAAACAAAAGCTTGCAGAGTATAACAATGCAGTTAATCAATTTGACAATGAGCTAGAAAGACTTGAAGGTTATTCATCAGCACAAGCTTTATGGAGAGAGTATCAGCAACTAGCTTCACTATACTATGAAGATGGTACAGAAAAAGTAGATGATGCTGAAAAAGGTATCTATGACAGAAGTGTTGCTGAGGTATTGATTAAACATAGAGAAGCAACAAAAGACTTTAGTCACTTTGTTCCTATTGAGGGCTCCCTTCAGACATCTTATAATGAAACTGTAAGTTTACTAGAAGCTAATGGTATTACCAGAGGTTCTGGTGAGTTTAAGAAAAAAATGAGAGAATGGGAAAAACAAAATTTAAGAATAAAATACAGTGATGATTTCTATAAAGAAAGAAATAAAAGATTTGAAGAGCTAGCCTTACTACAAGGTAAAATGAATGAGCTTACTAATTCAGACTTTGATGCAGCTGGTGCACAAAGAATGATAAGTGATTTAATTTATAGCTACAGAGATGAATTTGGTCAACCTGATAGTAATGCATTAGGTGTTGACAGATTACAAAAGATAAAAGATATTGAACAAGCTTTAATAAACTTTAGAGCTAAGTTTGATAAGAGAACTGGTTTATCACTTGAAGATTCACAAGAACTAGATTTACTAATTGACAAAGCTAAAAAAGGTCAAATACAAACTGGTTCACCTGAAGCAGCTAGATATCTTTATTTATTAAAACTACAGAAAGACCAAGGTATAAATCCAGAAGATTCAAACAGAATAAAACAACTTATCTCTGAATTAAGTGATTTATCAAATAGAAGACCAACTGAATATTACTTAGAGACTTTAAACTTTAACTTATCAAAACAAAATATTGGTGAAGTTACTGAAGAAAGAGTAGATGACTATATAAATGAAGCAGACTTTCAACAGTTACTAGATCAAGATGACAATTTCAAAAACTGGTTTGAATTAAACCATGTTCAAAGAGAAGTTTATGATAGAGAATTAAAGAAAAAAGTTACTATATATCAAAGAACTTCTGCCAATTCATTTATAGTACCAAGTGATTCTGAGTATATTGAAACCACAAAAATCATTGATACAGAAACTGGTGAAACTATTTCTATAATGGGTGTACCAAATGTAAGACACTCAAGGTATGATGTTAAAAATGAATACAGAACTATACCATTAGGAGAGGCTTGGACAGATTATATTGGTCAATACAAAGACAATAAGGGTAACTGGTTGCCAAGAAAGTTTGGTCCTAAAGAAAGACACAGTGCTAGAGATGGAAAGTTTATGAGTAAAAAATATGCTCAAATAAGTTCAAACCCTAACTCAGCTCAGTTTAAATTACTTGAGGCTATGAAAGCATATCATTTGAGTAATCAAGAAGGTATGAGTGGTTATGGTAAACTTTATTTAGACTTACCAAGATATGCAACTAAAAAATTAGATATTTACCAAGCATTTCAAAGAGGAGCATATGGTGAAAGATACAAAGAACTATCTACTAATATTAAAGCATGGTGGTCTCAAACATGGAATAAGTCAGTTGCTGATTATGAACAAAATGATTTAAATTATGATCCTAAAAACAACCTTGTAAATACTGACCTTGACGGTAATCAAGTATCTTATATACCAGTAACAGGTATTTATAACTTAGATGACTCTATCACAGATGCAGATGTTCTACAAGGAATGTTTAAGTATGCTTTATCTATTCAGACACAAGGTAAATTATTAGAAAGTTTACCACTTGTAGAAAGTGTATTATCTACACTTGAAGATCCAGCTAATCAACCTAAAGAACTAGAAGCATTTTCTAAAGGTATGTTTAGTATAAGAGGTATCTTGCAAAAAGCAAACAAACCGGGAGCTAGTAATAATAGACTTGGTCAAGTAAGATCTCTTATACAAAGAGAGTATTCTGGTAAAAATGTAGAGGGTATTGATGAAACAAATCCAAGAGTTGCTAAATTCTTAAGTAATATACAAGGATTTTCTACTGTAAGTTCTCTTGCTGTTAATATACCTTCAGCATTAAAGAATCAGTTCTCAGGTTATATTCAAGAAATTATTGAAGCTGCCGGAGCTGAATTTATTACACTAAAAGACATAGCACTATCTACACCATGGGCAACAAAAGCAATGCTAGACTGGACTACAAAAGATATCTATGCTGTAGGTCCTGGTTCTGAGTCTGGTCAGTTGATACAAATGTTTGATCCTAACTTTAAAACAACTGATGAGTTTGGTAGAGAAGTAACAAGATCTATGCTAAAAGACTTAGTAAATGCTGAATGGTTATACATGCATAGAAAGTTTGGTGAGATGTCTGTAGCTATGAAACTATTTGGAGCATTTCTACATGGTCAAAAAGTTGATCAAAAATTAAAAAATGGCACAATAAAAAGTATTAGGTATGTAGATGCATGGGAAAAAGATGCAAATGGTATTCTTAAATTAAAAGAAGGAGTACATCCAGGATGGAATAATACATCAGTCTTTCATATATATAGTAAAGGTGAAACTTTAGAAGAAATAGCTGCCAAGTATTATATTGATGTAGTTGAGTTAAAAGCTAAAAACAGAATTAAATCTGAGATCCAATTGGAAGATGGTCAAGAAATAGTTATTGCTAAATCTGAAAAATTTAAGGCATTTAAAAATAGACTGCAGGGTACTTCAAGAAGACTATTTGGTGTATATGATAGAATGGGCCAACCAGAAGGTAATAAATTACTTATCTACCGTATGTTCTTTTTTATGAGAAAATGGTTTACACCTATGTTTGTAAACAGATTTGGTATGGATACCAAAACATTAGAAATGACAAGAGGTGGTGAAAGATATGACTGGGCATTAGGTAAGTACACTAAAGGATATTACATAACAGCATTTCAAGTAATTACTAAAGTATTAAAATCTAAATTTAGAGACTATCAATATTTAACTCCTGAAGAGAAATCAGACTTTAGAAGATTTGCTACTGAAGGTCTGACAACTATTATGTTTTCAGTATTAGCATCAATGATCTTTGGCTTTGATCCAGATGATGATGACAAGTGGGAAAAACTAAAAGATAAATCTGGTGCTATAAATCAGGATAACTTTAATACATATGGTTTTATGTCAAATCACATGTTAAACTTAATGTTAGGTGTTCAAGCTGAGACAAGTGCATTCATACCATTACCAAGTGTATTTGGAATGAATCTAGGAGCTGATGACTATGCTAAAATGGTAACATCAACATCAACATCATGGTATAATACAGTAATATTATATATTCAAATGTTAGGTGATGTAGCTTCATTTGTTACATTTGATGATATGCCTAGATATGAAAAAGATACTGGACCCTACTGGTGGGATCAAAAAGATGAATTAAAAATCTGGAATAAAATATTTAAAGCAGTTGGATTTACAGGAGGATCAGGTGATCCTGTTACAAGTATAAAGAACCAAGCACAAAGTGGTTCTAGAATAGGGGGACAATAAATCAGGTAAGAAAAAAAAAGGGGAAAGCCATTACAGCTCTCCCCCTTCATTATCAAAGAAGTCTAAGACTTCATATTTGTTATTAAACTTTATTAGTTTAAACTTATTCTCTTCAAAATCAAATCTAACTATAGAAAGTTTATCAAGAGCATTATGGAAAGAACATGCTTTACAAACCATGCATTTACCCTTATAACTCTTTATCTGATAATGTCTAGTATTATCTTTATATTTCTCTAGTGGTTTATCCACACTACATTGAAAGCATTTAAGAGTGGAATTCATCTTCACAACAGTCACATTTTTCTGATTCTTGAATACCATATTCATTATCAAACCAATCCTTGGCTTCTTTTTTACTAGGAACATCAATATCTCCACTTTCCATAGCTTCAGCTCCTGCCATGTAAGCTTCAATCATCTTTTTTCTAAATGTTATTGGATGCATTTGTATAAGTTTAAGTTGTTTTATATTCAAAGATAAAAAAAAGGGAATACATTTCTGTACTCCCTTAATTGTTAACTTATTAATCCTGAAAACAGGTTCTTAGAAAAAGTCTGGAGCTTCTCCAGTTTCTTTTTCAGTTTCGGTAAAATCCAAATCAAAATTATCTTCCTCAGCAAAGTCATCTATAACTATTGGAGCTATAAATGTATTACCTGCTGGGTCAGTATACTGTACAATCTCATCTAATTCTAATGGAACTTCCTCAGCTTCAATAGCACTTAGAATGATTTCCTCAGACTGGTGCACAACGGGTTCTATTTCTACCTCTTCTTGCACCACTTGATTATCAGCTAGTTCCGCTTCAGCATATCTAACATCTTCATCCATTTGATCTGCTTCCAAGTCTGCAATCTGATCTAATAGATTTATCTGATTAGGATCAACAAACTCTGACTCAGTTACAATTGGTGTTGCAACATATAATGGAGCTGGTGCATTTACAGGAGCAAATCTATTTACTTCAGAGATAAACATATGAAGAATCCTTTGGTCTTCCATCCAAGTTTTTGGATGAGATTGCTGTAATGCTATAGTTACATAGTTATAAAAAGCCCATAAGCTATTACTATCACTATATACATGACTAGGTCTCTTCATCTGGTCTCTGATTATACTAGCTTGTTCTGTAGTAAGAATCTGATACTCTGCAAATAAGATACCAAGCATCTGAGCTTGTTTTCTTTTATTCATAGTAATTGATTCCATAGCAGTTTTATCAGCACACAACTGATCATAATACATGTGAGCATTAGCTACTTGTTCATCTATTGTCTCCTGTGTCTCCGTGTCTGCAGTTCCAGTATGCTTTCTAGACCAGCTTCCTATATCACCGCAAACCATTACAGTTCCGGTTTTATTTACATAAGCACCAACACCACATTTAAATCTTACTTGTTTGTTATAACTGTTTGTCCATGCAAACATCATTGAGAGCTCTGGGTCTCCCATATAATTCAATTTATAAATACCCTGAGCAACCTGACCATCTGCAGTAGCTCTGTATTCTTCTTCTATAATGGCAAACCCTGCATTTGTTAAAGCAGTGCTTGACATATTAATTACTGACTCATGAGAGATAACTGTATAAGTTTCCCCATGAGCTGGAAGAGCTACACTTATTAAGTGTGCTTTTCCATACTCTTGAATTTTCTTTGGCATTAAAATAATTTTAATTGTTGTAATTTAGGTTCTAAACCTTCTATCTCTTTTTTTATATTTTGTAAATAATAATCATAATTAATATTATATTCAGAAATATCTTTTTCTTCATGATTTATATACAAAGTTTGAAGCCAAGGTCCAGCCTCAATTTGAATTTGTCTACTATCATTTTTATTTACTTTAATTATTTTACTACCTGATTTAGAAATATAATATCTTAAAGTGTGTTGTAAATTTTTAGTACAATAGTTTCCATTAGTAACAACATGTTCTACAAAATGCCAATCACCTTTAATTTTTACACCACTACAGTAGTCAAAGATATTAGTACTAGATTTTAAATATGTTTCTGGATCAATACCATTAACAAAATAGTTAAAAATAGCTTTAGCTACAATTAAATTACTCTTGTTTTTATGTAAATGGGAATATTTATGTTTTTCCAAATCTTCCCATTCAAATCTACCTTTACACTTAGCTTTACCATCTGTATATACACTAATATAATTATTAACATCCCAGATATACATAGCTTTATAATCAGCATACTCTAAAGTTAATTTAGTAAGTTCTTCCCATTCTTTACAAATTTCTTCATAAGTAGGCAAGTATTCTTTTTTAAACTTAAAAGTAGCACCATCTGTATTTGTTTGTAATAATACCGCATCTGGAATTTTAATCAGTAACTTTTCAACAAGCATGCTTAATAGAAGTTGACCATTAATTGTAGTTTGCATAGTATAAGAAGTATCATACAACCATGAGTACTCTGAATTACTATTACCATAGCTTGCATTAGCCGCTTCCTTAAATCCTTCAATAATAGCCATGTCTCTTTGGTCTTTAGGTTTAGCTTTTTCACCTAATCTTACATCTACAATATCTTCTTTGTAGACTTGAAAAAACTCTTTTCCTAAATGTGCCGGAAACATCTCATTAACACATGCTATACTTGGATATAGTGAGGCTACATCTAAGTCTTTAATAATATACTCATCATCTGCTAAATAAATTCCAGGACTAATACACTGATGAATACCACCAGCACCATAGAAGAATTCATAACCTTTAAATCTTAACTGATATTTAAAATCATTTTTAGTATCATAAATAACTTTAGTTCTTATTTTATCTAAAAATATCTCAAAAGGTGCTGTCTCAAACTTTATATAAGAAAATAATATATCAGATATTTTTACACCATCTCTGTAAGTTCTACTATCCCTAACATCCTTTTTATCTTTACCTGTAGCTTCACAATATAGTTTTAATAATAATTCACTACCTAATCTAGTATTAGAATAGTTATAACAATTTAAACCATATTTACTTTTGATTTTGATTCTTACATCAATTAAAGGTTTAGATAGTACCATTATTTTTTTAGTTGACTCAACATCATTAATACAATAGTTAACTACCTGATCAACATCTTCCTGGGTATATACATTAGTAGTATGATGAATTGGCATGTCTTGCAACTTTGACCAATCCATACTAAACTGAGACCATTTTAAAGAAGTTCTTTTATTAGAATTATCCCAATGATTTATCTTAAATACATCAAGTTGTTGAATACTTAATTTCCACTCAGGATATTTAGAAAATTCTTGACTTTTACTTTTAGAAATAGTATCTTGAGCAACCTCATATAGAGCACTAACTAATTCTTCATTTGTATATTTTAAAAAAGTTTTTCTATTCTTTATAATATCTTGAATAATTTGTGAATCAAAACTTAAACCATTAAAGCTAACATGCCATTCAGATAAATCAATATTTCTTTTTAGAAAATCAATTAACTCTTTAATGTCATTTCTCTTAGTTGGAGGATGAATAATAAAAGTTTTAGTAGTACTTGTTTTATAATCCTGAAATACAGCAACAAAAAGATTTGTCATTGTTTCTAAATCCATTACCCAATGTGTTCTCATAAGCTAGTTCAGTTAAGCTGTTCCCCCGTTTAAGTAAATAAAAAAAGAGGGTGTGTCCAAACCACCCTCTTCTCCTTCAGGCGCCAATCATTTATGCTTCAGTTGTAGCTTCAGTCATAAATTTCTTGTAATCAAACTTCTTAGCATTAACTGCAAAAAGTTTAATTAATTCATCAACTGCTTCCTTATCTTCTACATAGAATTCTTGGAATACTTCAATTTGATGTCTCTCTTCCTTACGGCCTTTAGCACCCATAGAAGGTTGACCATATTCATCCAGTTTTGGTAACATATGTAATGCAGTTTTTCTAATCTTAGAAATAACTACAAATACTTTTGTATCTGGATCCATGATACATTCTACATAAGGGCAAGATTCGGAAATTGGAATCATTCTAAAGGTCTGCTTTTCATTCCATGTGGCCTGAACAAGCATCATTGTGTTTTCACTCATTGTTGTTGGTTTAATTTTTTACAAATTTACTGTTTTTTCTATATTTTCCAAATTTGCTACTTCTAGTACTAAATTTTCTTTGTCAAGGTTAGGTTTATCACATAATTCTCCTACTGATTTTAGCATTTCTACATTCACGCCAAGTAAATCAGCATAAGTTTGAAAGTGTTTCTCAGGATAGAGATAGCTAGTAACATAAACATAGTTACCTGTTTTTGGGTCAAAGAATCCTAATATTTTACGCTTTATATTATTACTCACTTTACTGTATCTACCATATGCTATATGGAACCAGTCCTTCTCTAAATCAGAAAAATCAAATGTGAATACTGTTTTGTCACCAAATACTACATAGTCAGATAGCCTTGTATGTTTAAGTAAAACATTCTTCTCAAAGTTAACATATTCTACATCAGTTCTAGTGTGATAAACACATACTAATTTCATATCCTCGGGAGTTACATGTGTGTCCCAACCTAAATAGGTTTCTTCTGGTACTACACTGGTCCCCCTTTTAATGTCCAAGAGCGGATATAAAAATATCTTGGACTTCTGAAAGTACTTCTTATAAAGCGCATTAATTATCATGTTGCTACAGTTTTACATTACCTAAAGCTAGCTCATATGGTAGGTCATACTGTTTGTTTTCATAGTGCCATTTTACTTTGGTCACTACTTCTTCAAACTTTTCACTCCATTGAACTAGTGTTTCTGAAGACACTTGGTAAGGATAAACTTGATTATACTTATCTATCACTATAAAAGTAATATGATATGCATAACCTTCCAAATTATACTTTTCTTTAACCATATTCATATAGATTACTGCTTGTATCCAGTATCTATAATACTCTACAGAATCAGGAAAGTCTTGTATGGACTTACCAAGAGTCTTTAAGTCATTAATAAAGATGTTTTTTGAGTCATGATCAATAACTAGATTGTCAACAAAACCTTTGAATCCAAATGGGAGACCTGCTATATCTACTTGTAGTTGCAACTCATTGTAGACCTCAACATGGTCATCTTCATCAGTTTTGTCAAGTTGCAATAATGCTCTTACAGATGAGTTTAGTTTTAGTACTTCAAGCCCTGACTTACAGCCATCTAGGGTTTCTTGGTCCACAACTGTTTTACCTGAGCTCTCTTTTAGAAACTCAAAGTAAAGCTTATTCTCATCAACAAGAATTTTATCCAATCTTTGTTGATCTGTTTTAAGTGCTTGGTGTAAGTTAATTGTAAGTAGGTGTGAGAGTATCTCTGGAGAGTAATCAGACAAAGTTAATGAATCATTTCCAATTGACAAGTGATATTTAAAAATTAAATCAATAATTATTTTATTGTTACCACTTGGTAACTTACCATTTAGTAACAAAAACTGCTTGTCAAAGTTATCTGGCTCAAGTAATAGACAGTGCAGAACACGTCCTGCTACCAGGTGCGCGTCTGTACTATCTTCCCTTTGCTGCAGAACATAATGACTGTAAAACATTCTTGGTGAGAACAATAATTTATTTATACTACTGTAGCTAAAATAAAACTTGTCCTTATAAAATCTCTCTAGTTCATCAGAACCATTCAAAATTGTCTGTAGCATCTTTTTGATTATTATTTGGTTCTTCTTCAGGTTCAGGACTTTCCTCTTCTAATGCTATTAACTCTGACTTGAGTTCATCTCTAACAATATTAGTAAATGCATCTTCTATATCTTCATCAGTGATTTCAAGGTCTTCTTCCTCAACAGGAAGCTCTAAAGCAACCCCCGGAAGGACACCTACTAAATCATCAAGGTCTCCGTGAATTTCAGGGAATTCTTCTACTTCCTCTTCTGAGATATCAACAGGTACCGGTTGATAATCTTCCAGCAGATTGTAAGTATAGTTAGTCTTTAATAAAGCTAGAGTGGCTTCATTAACAGTAACAGTTTTAATCTTAAAATATTTATTATCACCAGATCTCTCAATCTCATCTTTATATCTATCCATTAAAATATTAAGCATATCAATTGTTAATACACCCTTTCCAGTAAGAGAGTCCATTACATTATTTAAATTAGTATTCATGCTGTTCTCTTTACCAAGATAACCTAGCAAACTTTTAAAGTTTACATGCTTTCTAGTATTAGAATTATACATTTGACCTTCAAATTCTTTAAAGAGAATCTCTAAATATAACAAGCTATCCTTATAGTTTGAGTTAGCCATAATCTCCATAGCCAGAATATGATTATCAGAGTCTGAACTCTTAAACATATCAGCCAGTTGATCATACATCTCAGCATCAATAGTTACTGCATTGTCGCCATTAACATGTACCAGTAAAGCATCCTCACTCCATAGTTCCTTTGTAAGAAGATTTTTGAAAAGATCTACATAATCAGAATCTGCAGAATAACAATAAGTATTCTCATAATCAGTACAAGCATTACAATGTAGAATTTCAGCTTTTAAATCAGCATCATTTACACTATACGAAGCTATGGTATATATATTTCTTTTAAGAATAATATCATCTCCTGTATAGAATTCAAATGCTTGAGTTACTTTTTCCATGTAATACTCATCTACATTATCTTTGATAATTTCTATAAACTCAAGAAAGTCTGCAGTTTTAACAAAGTACTCATAGCTTCTATTTGTCATTTTAAAAAGTGATGAATTACTACCAAATACATGTGTAGCATCATCAATACTTCTTACATTTCTTACTCCATGTTTTAGTGCAACATCTTTTAGTTTTATCCTTGGGATATTAACTCCAGGTAAGAAATAATATTTGTCTCCTTTTGCAGGAGTATATGCATCAGTTTTAAATGTAAAACTTGGCTCATCTTTACTAGCTACCTTAGTATCTATGTATATCTGAAAATCATCATTACTGACATCAATGTTTATAACTAAATATAAATCCATAATTAAATTTTAAAAGGGGAGAATTACCTCCCCTTAAGTTTGTATTATTTTAGTAAAAGCTTCCTTTTGTGGGGAACAGTTCTATGTTGGCTTATTTTACAGCCATCTTCACCACGTTTTGATTCATCATCAATGAACTAAACTTAACCTTGTTGCCATTTACTATTTCCTTAATCATATAATATCTAAGGTCATCTGTAAATGCATCACAGTCAGTAGTAAGTTTGGCTATCCTTGCAATCATAGTTGCAGGAATGCTACCTTTCTCAGCTTTAACTAATGAATAATTTATAACCCTAGTTGCAATTACACTAGAAATATCAGCTCTAAAGTCATCATCTTTACCTACAGCAGAGGTTAAAGAACCAATAACATAAGCCTCATCTTTCTCAAAGATATCTTCCGGAGTAATAATCCTGTCTAGTTTATTATTGATAAACATAGTAAACATGCTAGAGAAATCTACACCTACAGAACCCTCACCGATCATTTGTATCATAGGTAAGTTATCTTCAAACTTAGGAATAGAACTAATAGCATTGAAGAAAGTAGTAACAGATCTTGGATTAACTCTTTGAGTTACCAATTCTGGATGCATCAACATAAAGTTAATACATCTACCATCTATGTTAGTTGTCTCTGCCCACTTAGCCCATATGCTCACTTCATATTTTAACTCAACAGAAATAAATCTAGTCTTCTGAGCTACATCTAGACTAGTAACATTATAGTCACCATTGTCTGGATTAGTAGTAAGCAATACATGCCAGTTCTTAGGTAACTTCCAAGAAACATATTCTTGTCTGTCTAAGATTTCCATAGTAGCTTGCATAAATCTATGGTCAGCTCTGGTATAATCATCCAAGACTAAGAAACCACCTTCACCTTTACCCTGAATCCATTCAGGAGCAGCATGTGACATTCTCTTACCAATAACTTTGTATCCTTTTGCACTAGCTGCAGATATCTGAGACTCATTAATCCATGTAGTCTTACCCTCAGCATTTTGTATTTCAAATTCTTTTACAGGAAAACCTACTAAGTCACCTAATTCTTCTAACTGAGATAAATTAAGCTTTACAACTTGCATATTCATCTCTTTACCCAACTGCATGATAGCAGAAGTTTTACCCAAACCAGCATCACCTTCTATATTAATAGCTACAGGAACTTTACCGTCCTTCTGGATTATCTGGTTATTATTAACCATGTGCTTAATAAAATTCTTTAACTCTTCTACATTTAACTGAACTTGACTCATCTTTTTTTGTTTTATAATTCTAATTTAATAACTTTTCCTGGTAAATCTGTATTCATACTAGATCTCTCTGATAAAACCCATAGGACATTTCCTCTAGGTTTAACATCTGTATCACATTCACCATCTGTAAAATACACTAAACTTGTATATTTCTTAGTATTTACATTGTAATACTCTAGGACAGGGTCAAACTGAGTTCCTCCCCTACCTTTAACTTCTATCTCATTCTTACCTTTGTAAGACTCTATAGATTTTATAGTTGTATCACATTGGATAATAGTTATCTCTACGCCAGCTTTGTAGATATGGTGTATCTCATTCATGAACTCCATAAGCTCTGAATCACTAACAGAACCAGAAGTATCAATACCCAACAACATGTGTTGTTTCATCTTAATCTTAAGACCAGGATTAGCATCAAATCTTCTGTTTTCTTTTCTCCTAATTTTCTTAGTGAATACATGAGTACTTATACCAGTAAATCTTCTGAGATAACCTCTCCAGTCAAACTTAGCAGCAACTATCTCTTCTATAACAATAACTCCTTCTATCTCACCTGGAACAGTACCTCTTTTCTTCTCAGTTTGTTCCTTAGCATCATTTAGGACTTTCTGTAACTGTTTCTCAATTAGTTTCTTTTCAGCCTCTGTAAGATTCTCAAAGTCTTCCCACGTACTATGATCAGGTGTATCACCATTCTCTATGTCATCTAGAAGACTATCCATATTACTGTCACCACAAGTACCATTCTGATCTTTCTTATCCTTTGCTTCTTTCAGTTTATCATAGTAATATCTACAACCAGCTTTCCTATCAAGATTCATATCAGGATAATCCTCAATCATAATACCTCTAGCTGGAACCTTGTTTGCTAGTTCTCTTATTTCTTCTATAGGAGCATCTCTTTCTCTTGCAGCAGCTATCTCAATTTTAACTTCATCTCTGATAGCATCTATTTCTTCTTTGGTATATTCACCACCCGGAAGCCAGTTTTTATCAATATACTGATTGATCTCCATGTCCATAGCTACATTAGCTAGTCTCTTATCACTAAACTTAAAGAAAGTAGTAAGATGTCCAAATGCAATATGCAATAGCTCATGCTTAAGCAAACCTAATCTATGGTTTTCAGTAAGACTTTCCCAGAAATCATCATTGATAGTAAGCTGATAATTAATACCATTCTTACTAACACCTGCAGTTGGAACTCTTCTCTTGTCCCAGACTTTATTTAACATAATGAGAAAAAACCCATAATAGGGCTCTTTCAACATTAAGTCTTTAGCAGCTTTACTTAGACTTTGTACTTTATCCATTAGTCTTTTATTTTAATATTTATCTCAAATTTATCAGTAGGATACCCCACCTGATCTAGAAAACTAACCATATCAACTACAAAAGATTCCATAAATAATTCTACAGATTCTTTACTAGCTTTGTTAGCTGTCATTAGACTAAGAGTTTTAGGACCGGTAAGTTTCTTATCATCCATACCAAGAGCCCCAAACTTCTTATATACTTTAGGACATAAGTCCTTCCATTCACTCATACTAGCAGAACCATACTTAAGTAGTACTAATAGTTCTCCAGTGTATTCTTTTAAATCTACATTCTTTAATGCCTCAAATGCTATAACATGATTCTCTTGGTCCTCAGACTTAAGCATGCCCAGCAAGTTCTTTGTTTCTTCTTTGTTAAAAATCATCAGTCTTCTATTTTTAATGTTTTAATTGCCCATTTCTCAGGTTTACCAGATTCAATCATGTCTACCCATTCTTTTGCAGTAGGGATGTAGTTGTTGCAATCCTCTTTTACATGTTGTTCTGCAACATATCTTGTATATACAGTTTTACCATCTGAATTTTCAAAACTTGGTCCAAACTTTTTCTCACATTCAAATATTCCTTCACTGTGGTGTCTGAACATTCTATGCATACTATTTCCAATCCAAGCTTTAGTTTCATCAAACCAGTTATGGATTTCTATGTAATCTGTTGGATAACCTCCAAACTTCTTAGCTGAGGATCTTGCATGTTGCCAAGGATGTGCCATTACTTTTTCTTTAAATGTTCAATAACTCTTTCCCAATAACTTCTAGCTTTCATTCTACCATCTTGATATGGTGCTAATGAATGAGTTGCTATGGCAGATTTTAATGCTTCTTCTTTAGCTTCATCAATACCATGTAACTTAATAGCATAAGCATACATTTCATCAGCTTTTTCTTTTTCACTCATCTTCTGCTTTTTCTAGTAAAGATCCTTCATGTAAAAAATCTTCAGTTTCAGTGATTCTTATGGAGTTATTAATAATATATTTTCCTGAAGGAATACATATACATAAATCTCCAAAACCACCTTCATTATTCCACCAGTCTTCTATATCATTAAGTATTCTATGTTCACCAAATTCTTCAACTAATGCATATAATTCCGAATCTAAATCAGCTAAACTTATATCATTATCCCACACATCAATCTCATCATCTACATCTCCTGGAGTAGCACACTTTACTTTAGTATAAGCAATTTGTTCTACAGCACCGGAGTCTCCTCCACCATCATAATGTACTTTAATACCTGTAATACCAAGATCAGCCAACTTAAATAGAAGGCCTGTCATTTCATTTTCTGTCATAATTATTTTATTTTAAAAAATCTTCCAAGAATGTTGCCATTCAGATATTCTTCCTTTTCAAGAACTTCTCTTAGAAATTGATATTTAGTTTCACAATATGTAAGTTCCATTTTAGAAAAACATATCTTAACCATAAATCTTTTTATTAGTATTCCCTTTTTGTGAGCTTCTTTAAGATCAACATTACTACTATAATAGTTTTGATAACTAGGTTTAGTAATAGTTGTATATTTCTTAGTTCTTTTGTCAGTTATGCTTTCAAGTGCTTTTTTACCAAACTTCTTTTTAGTTACTGAGTAAAAGTTCTTCTTACCAACATACCTTACAGACTTACCATCAATCATTGCTTCCATCTCATACACAAATCCAACAGCTCCTTCTGGAATCATGTTCTCTTTAAAGTCTTTACCTTCATATAGCCAGCTCATAATACTTGTTTTAATAATGGAAATAATATTTCTTTAACTTTATCTACACCATGTTTCTTTACTGAATCTGACAAATCTTTTTCCATAGGGAGTAGTATAGTATTAAAACCATACTTGTCCTTATATCTCTGAGCAGCTTTGATGCCGGGCTCATCATTGTCAAATAGAACAACTATCTTTTCATAGTGTGGTTTCAGTTCTCCAATTGCTCTTTCACCTATCATTGTATTCTCACTGTCAGGAGCAATAGCTTCAATATTACTTATACCAAGTTTATTAAAAGCCATTAGGTCTTTGAGTGAAGAAGTAATAAGCAAATACTTACAATCATGTCTTAACTGATCCGTACCCTGAATATAATTCTCTACCTTAATAAACTTTTTGTCAGTATTCTTAGGCATATAAATCTTGTACAAGCTACCATCATCTCTAAAATAACCATAAATATAGTTCTTTTTAAATGTATAAGATATCTCAGCACCATCAAGATCATTCTTACTCATAGTAAAGAATGCTAGTGGCACAACATTATATCTGTTAAGCATTGCTGAACCAATTTTATATCCCATCCAGTATGTCTGATCAAAGTTTGTCCAGTGTCTCATTTCATAATCAACCACTTTATACTTATCATGATAAAGAATATCTACTACAGCTATAGTATTGTTTTTTATATAGATCTGATAGTCCTCAAGTATCTTATATGCTGCATGTCCTCTTGTGGACATGTTAAACAAAGCCTTTACCAATTCAATGCTATCTCCCTGATTACCAGATGAGAAGTCCTTAAACTTGTAAAATTTTGAGACTACATCATAGTAAATAAACATGCTGGGAACTTTATCCCTTGCATTAAATATAGATAGAATTTTTACATCTTGGCCAGATAGCTTTTCCTTTAAGTTCAAATAATACTCAAATACCCATTCTCTAGGTACTTGACTCAAATCAGTTATTAAGTTTTTTGTAGAAATCATACTACCTATTTTAAAATTAAGGGGAAGCCACTTAACTAACCTCCCCTTAAGACTATTTAGTCTAGGTTGAAGTCAGAAGAGCTTTTACTTGGTGTATCAAAACCATCATCCTCACCAAAGCTTTTTACTTCTTTAGTTTCTAGTTTCTTAAGATGCTTAGCTTCATCATATATCATGACTTTACCAGCTTCTAATTCTCCATAAGCATATTTCTTATTTTCTGCTTTTGGCAACCACATATCATAGTTGGTATAACCTGTTTTACCTTCATATTCTTTACCTGCAATACAGTACTCAAGAAACTTATCCTTGATAGGTGCAGTTTTATTGAATGCATCAATAAAATCATCAACAGTATTATGTTTACCATCTTGTTCTACAAACCAGTCATAGATCTCAAAAGTCTTACATAAGTTCTGTAAGAAGATTAAGATAGATCTATCTCTTTGAATCTTAATACCAGATTTAGTTTCACCATCAGCAAATGCATATTGACTAGCTTTTACTCTACCAATTTGACCTGCATAATGACCCTTGCTTGCATCATCTTTGTCCAACATGAAACCTTCAAAACCCTCAATAGGTTCTGTTTCTACATGCAACATCAAATGTTTTGCACCATCAATAAATTTAAAATCTTCCAGATCCAGATAGTTAATCTTTAACACATGATTCCCTGGAGAAATTGTTTTAGGTAGTCCACTTCCGCCACCTGTTCCTAAGTCTGTTGTACTTAATCCCATTTTATTTGTTTTAGTTAATTTACTTTAGTTTGTTTTAAAATCATATCTGCTACATCACATGCTATTTCAACAATGTGTGAGTAGTCATACTCCTTCCATTGAGGAGCTGATAGCAGTGCAGCCACTAACTGAGTGACTATTTGTGTTCTTGTTTCCATTTGTTATTGTTTAATTATACATAAATCTTGTCCCAGTGAAACTCTAGTTCACCATTCTCTTGCATCTCTGTCACTACTATCTCTTCATTACGGAGATGTTCTGGTCTAGCACCACATGTTGTTTCTTCATTAGTTTTAAAACTTAAAATAGTCTTATTACCTTTTCTAAACATGTAGCCAATAGCATCAGCATTAGCACATATTAGAGATTTGATTTTACCAGTTAAATCTATGTTAGCAGACATAACCATCTCACCCTTATCATCAACTACCTTGTCCTTAATGTGACCTGATAAAATAATATGGGGAGCTAAGGTATCAATAAAATCTAATACTTGAAAGAATGCTTGACGGATATATAAATATCCTGCACCATTTGGTAATGTAACTACAGTGTCTCCATCATAGTTCTTACCCATCATTAATGTTCCAATAAACCCGCAACAGTTTACTGCGTTCTCCAATGAACTGCTATATGTTACCATATAGATCAGACTATATCACAATCCATTTCTGGATTTCTCCCATTTCCACTACCATTAGCTTGTAGTGTACTGCCTTCCGGCATAGTCGTTGAACATTGCTTATAAACATAGATTTGTTTAATCTTATTTAAAAAACTCTCAGCTGAAAATTTATTTTTCATAAGATTACACATACTACAACAAGGAACACAATTTTCAATTGTATAAGCAACTTTACTATCTAATCTATCCACACCATTATGCATAAATTTAGTACTAGTTCTGTTCCTACCTTTAGAAAAATCAGATTCAATAGGTTCTTGTCCACAATAAAAACAATTTTGACTAGTAATTTTAGTAAATACACTTTTAGTAAGTTCAAAAGATATATTTCTACTATTTGCATTAGTTCTGTATCCTGAATATATTGTATTAATAACAGATTCAACTTTTGGTTTTGCTGTCATTTTTTCTTTACAGTTATTACAATATTCAGGATTAGTTTTTATATGATCCATTCTTCTAATTGATCCTGCTCCACAAGTTATACATTCAGTAAAATAATAAGCTCTAGACTTAGCTGAATAAGCAAAATCTATTACTTTCACTTTATTAAATATTGTACCTGCTTTGATCACATTCCTTGGTTTATAAGCCTTTGCTGCTGATTGTCCACTCATATTATTTATATTTACCCACAAAGGTATAAAATATATTTTAATATGCAATGGGTTTTCCAGCAATTAGAGAGATTTGCTATTAATATTACTACTAATAGGCCCATTTGGTTTAGGCGTTGCCCGGTAAAGTTTAACAGCCAAAGGCATTATCATCTCTTCTAATGCAGTTACAGTATCTATAGTAACAATTCTATATGGATTACCGGCAGCCTTAATTGCTTTACCAGTATCCAATAATTCTTGTAAACTATTGATCTTTACTTTTAATGCTTCAACATAATCAGAACCATTCTCTAAATCTAAGATCAAATTACCCTCAAGACCAGCATAAGCTGTTGTCTTACCAGTTTTTGGTTTAGAATAAATAATCATTCTCTTAGGATTCTGTCTCTCAGCTTTTACTTTACTTGTAGGAAGTACTATACTCATATCTCACTTTTTGTTTGTTTGATTAGTTCATTTAACCATGGTCTGGCACTAACTGGTTTTATCAACATGATTGCTGCAAGATCTCTGATAGTTATTTCAGATAAAGGTGCATCTGCAATTTCTGTATTGTAAACCTCATCAAGTGACATGTTAGTTGGTTTTGCTGGAAACTCCTCTTCAAAGTTTGGAAACAATGCTAGACTGTTCTGCAGTTTAGGTAATGTATCCTCTTTCTTAGGCTCATCCTTTCTCTTCTCATACAGAGCATAGGTTATTTCAGTACCATCATTTAGTACAGCTACTAACTCTGACAAAGGAACAGTATACAATGTATAAGGCTCACCTTTAAAGTTACTACCTTCTTTAGTATCATACTCCTCAGCATAGAATGGATTAGCTTTGTATTTAAAAAGCTGTCTATCCTCACTAAAAGGAACTATATCTGTAATATTACCCTTATCATCAGTAACATTGTCATAGAACTCCATGTAGATGTCCTCTTCTTTACTGATCTCAGATTCAAATAATTGCACTTGTCTTCCATACTTACCTTTCTGGAAAAATGCAGTTTTAATAATAAAAAACGGGTCGGATAACCCTAGTTTAGTAAAAGTGTTCATGTGATTCACAAAGAACTCTTTCTCTTTTTCTTTTCTAATGTTCATAATTAAATTTTAAGTTGTTGGCAATTTTTTCATTGCACATGGTGGTGTTGGTATCTCAATAATTCTCATTACTCCCCTATCAAGTTTAAAGAAACTTATTCTTGTGGTACCATTTCTAGATTTTAAGAAGTGAAAGACTAGTATGTCTTCATCTGCTATAATATATCTGTCTGGTCCATACTGTCTTATTTTTCTTATAGAAGGTTTGTTTATACCCAATACTACATCAGCATGTTGTAACAAAGCATCAGAACCATATATATCAGAATCTAATACATAATTACCGTAGTCACCGTCAATTGCTCTTTTAGGATCATCTATGTTTCTATTCAACTGGCTGAGGACTACAAAAGCTACTGGATATCTCTTTTTCATCATAGTGAGTGCTTCACCTAGAGCTCCTAACATTTCAAATTTATCTTTTTGTCCCTTACCATTTTTAAATAAAGCTGAGTGATCTATAGCTACTAACATGTTTGTCAAAGTACCATCAGGTTTCCTGTGTTTCTCCATTTGATAACGGATTGTAGCACACATTTCATCCACGGTACATGCATCATAAACTACATCTATAATATCTGCAGTTTCTGTGGCATCATAATAATGCAAACATCTATTAAATAAAGCTTTGTCAATTTTCTGACCCCTACTCATTAATGTATTGTAATCAGCACCTGTATTCAGACTTAGTTTTCTTATTCCACTGGTCTCATCAACCATTTCCATTTGAAACTTTAGTATCCGGAATTCTTGGTCAGTGTTATTTTCTATAATATCACTAATCAGTTGTTCCATAAACAAAGTTTTTCCTGTACCAGGTCTAGCACCAACTACGGTGATAGTTCTCCACTCTAATCCATCACAAAATGCATCATTAAATTTTGGCCAAGCACTTTTTAGAGATTTGATTTCTCCTCTACTCCTTGCTGCAATTTTTTCCAATGCTTTCCTTAAAGCATCTCTTTCACTTACTGGTTGTAGTGCTTGTGCACCATTAAATAATTCTGCCATTTGTTATATATTAGTTATTTGTTTGTTTTTTACATAGTTATAGAAGCTATGAGTAATTGATAATAAAAACTCTATTAGTAAATACTCTGCTGGATTTATATCAACTATAAAAAAGTCTATAACAGTAAAACAAAACAAACTTCCCACAATGGCTACCATTAACATTTTGAAATTTGTCATACTACTGTTTCACTAAAATAGATCTGTTGATCATCAGGATTGGTTTTTAATATCTCACAATATGTAGCTAAATCAGATTCAAAAGATTTGTCTATGTTCTGCTTTCTTACAAAATATTGGGCAGTCCTCATATACTCATATCTTCTGATACTAAATTCATCTACATATCTTTCTGTTGCTTTTAGAATGGTTTCCCAATCATAATCATAGGTCTCAAAGAACCATTTAAAAGGAGCTTCTAGATTCTTAGCATTAACTCTTGCATATTTTCCAGAGGATAGTTTTATATTAGGAAATATTTCTACATATCCCTCTATATTTGCAATAAAGTCTTTGCCCATTAAATCTTGTGAAGTTTTCTTCTTAGTTCTTTTGAAATAACCGTTGATTTCTTCCATAAAGATAAGGCTTTTACTTGTAAGCTGCAAGTTTTCTGTAAGCCAAAGGTTGCTTTGCAGCCTTTTGCATTCCAATTCTTTGTTGACAAACTTATGCGGTACAATCTTCTCTCTTATACAGTGTAAAACATAGTATGTATTTGGAGTTAAGTCCTCTTGGATTAACCTTGTAAATATATCTGTCATACTACCAAGTTATTATTTTTTGTATTTGTATTTTCATAAATACACCTTCTGAATCCCATTTACCACCACTATAAGCTGCACTAGCTGGATGTTTTACAAAGTATTTAATATTAGTGTTATCATCAGTTAGATCTGACCACTCTTCAGCTTTTTTACCCATGTATAAATACACTAAACCTGAGTCATGTGTATTTAACCAATCTAGCAGATATGCAGTAAAAGTCTTCCATATATCATAATGGCTACCAATCTTACCTACTTCAACTGTAAGAGCTGTATTAAGCATAAGTACACCTTGGTTAGACCATCTTTTAAGATCTACATCTAAACTGCCTGGATGACCTCCATAAACACTTCTGTTGATCTCATCTAGTATGTATCTAAGACTAGGTTGTAATTTACCTGTATTACTACAGCTAAATGATATACCATCCGCAACATCAAGCTGAGGATATGGGTCTTGTCCAATAATTACTATTTGTAGTTTATCATAGGGACATTCTTCAAATGCTCTAAATACTTGTTTAAGTGGTGGAGTAAATCTTTTATCAGCTTGACTTAATGTATATAACTTAGTAAGTATATCATCAAAGTCACTGCTAAATATAAAAGATTTAAGAACTTTACCCCAACCACTAGGTTCAAGTTTAGCAAACATTTTTTGTTTAATTTCTTCTAAGTCCATTTTTTGTTTATTTTTGTTTAAAATTATTACTATGCCAGTTAAAGTTAAGGAAATGAAAGATGATGCTATACTTGAAATTAAAGTAAACAAGAACTTTTATATGATGACTAAAGCAGTATCTTTTTACTTGTTCAATCAAATGCATGAAAAAAATCCAGATGATGAATACTTAAAAGATGCTTTATCAAAAAAGTATGAAGACTTGGATGATTTACAAAGAGCTTTTTATACTATAGCACTATTACTTGCTGAAATTGAAACTCAAGCTAAGAATAATAATAGCTATACTGAAAAAGAAGTTTTAGTACCTGGTGATGAAGGATTTGTTCCTCCTAATGTAGATTAATATTAAAGTTCTCTCCACCAATCTGTATACAAGCTTCAATAGCTAACATCAGTTCACTTTTACTACAATCTGCAAAGGATTTATCTTCTAGACCAGAAGCACTTTTGATCAGTAACTTCATGTCATCAAAACTATATCCGGACTCTGCTGCCAGTTCTCTAATACAAGCATGTACTTTTGCAAGTTGTGCTTTACTATGATCTGCATCTGCAAGATCTAAATACATATCTACTACCTGACCATCTTTTATTTTAGAGACAAATACAGCATAGCCTAATTTGTCTGTTGGTTCATGATAGATCAGTTTGCCATCTTTCTTAATTAATTTTCCGCTATACATATTACATTCTTTAATACTTCAACAAACTGTAAATAATGTTCCATAGTCCTAATTCTTACTGAGGGAAGCTCATAACACTTAAGTGTCCAGTTGTTATCTTTAACATCAGTACTATCTGTACTGAATAATACTAGGTCATCACAAATTTCTTTGTGGTAAAAGTAGTAATCATATCCATTTTGACTTTCTTTATTCTCTATAATAGATATTTCAAAGTCTAGTTCAATTAATTCTGCTTCTGTCATAATTTATAAATTGTTGTAGGATTTAAAAACACTTCCGGACTAATTATATCCCTAGTGTAGTTAACATCCTTATATTTTTCATTCTCAAGGGTCCATAACCCCATTTCTTCCATCCTCTTAGCTCTTAATGTAAGTATAGAATATCCAGTAAGATGAGCATTGTCATCATCAGTACTAAGTAACATACCTAGCATGTTCTGTTTCTCATCTTCTGTAATATAACTTGTCCTTACTAATAAGTTTAACTCAGATAGAAAAATAAAGGGTTTAAATTCTCCTTTTTTATTACCGTAGGTATACATATACCACAAGTAACCCATATTACTATCTTCTACCTTGCATACACTATGATGCTCATGGCATATGTGTTCTATTAGATTTCTAATTTTTGAGTCTTTAAAGTATTTTATCATACTAATCTAGGTCTTTATATACACAACTAACAATAAGTAGAGTTAACAATTCAAGTATAGTTTTCATAGCTATTCCATTGTTAGGTTACTATTGGATAGAATCTCCCGGATCTCATCTCTTAACTTTTCATAAGCCTCTCCTACTTCACCAGGAAGACTCTCATTATACTTAACTTCATTCCTAAGATATTGATCTATTTCCCATATAGCAACTCTATACTTCCACCCATCTAATGCTACCTGAGCATCAGATGCAGCATCTTCATCTGTAAATTCAATTATTACTTTCATTCTATTCTGATTTAAAGGTTTCGTTGTAGTATTGTTCTGCATCAGTATCTCTTATGATATCTCCATCATACTGACCTTGTAAATAAGCCTCCATTATCTGCTCTTTCTCCATTTCTTTGGCTTGTGCTAATAATAAATCAAGTTGATTTCTAAATTCAAGTACATCAATATTTCCTTGTTCTCTTTGTGTCATCAACTCAATTACTTTTGAGTTATACCATTCTACTGCTGTTTTCATATTATTTCTTTTTAAATTGTTCAAGTAATTCTCTTGAAGTATAATCTGTATCTGGTTGTGAGTGCCATTTTAATCCGGTGTCATAAAAGTTTCCTCTTACATACTCCAGTAATGTAACTACTTCTTCTTCACTGTATACTTTTTTAGATTTTCTTTTAGTTTCAATTTTATCTCTTATGGACTTCATTCTGTCCTGACATTTTTTTACTAATTCTTCTGTTTTCATGTTACTTTTTTTAAAAATTAATTTTCCAAGATCCTAGTAATTCAGGATGAAAATGAGCTACAAATAACCATATAAGAATAGCCATAGATATTACACCATCTATCTTCTTAAATAGTATCAAACTTTCCCAGTGTTTATTTTTCTTAAAATATTTGGCCACAGGAGCTTGTAAAAGAGATAATACAAAAATAGCTAAGTAAGCATACCATAGTCCACTAATTGCCATACCTAAGATTAACCATACAAGATAGATTGCTGAAAAACAACCAGTTACAAGTTTCATTGATTTTTTATCTTCATCATCATTTGGCAACATGTAAATTACTTTTACAAATGCTCTTGTTTTAAGAAACACCCACATTTCATACATAAAGGCTGCACCTATCATAAGTGCTAAAATAATATCTTTCATAATTAATAGTTTTCAAGGTTATTTACAAATTTATGTTTCAGAATTCTTTTAATCAGATCTGCACAGTAATCTACATCATGTAGTGTAATTTTACCTGTTTTAGATTCTACCTCAGCACAATGGTGTATTACTTGGAATACCCATTTATTTACTTCAGCAATCATATCTTCCTGCTCCTTGTAAGCCCATCTAACTTAGTTTCTAAGTCTGCAATAGTCTCATCTTTTAGTTTGTTTACAATCTCAGCTTTTTTAAGATCCCGTTCCATTGGATTATACACTGTAATAACAGGTTCTTTTTCTTTTCTAGGTCTTCCTGCTTTTTTCTTTTCTACTTTCATTTTATTTTTTTTTATTGTATTTAAAGCACTATCAAGTTCTTCATGAAGTTTATTCCATTTTTCTTGTTTCATAACTTCTTTTTTTGTTCTAAATAATCTATAATAAAACCAATAGCAACTAGTATATTCATACCACAAGATGCTATTATTTCATGAATATCCTCATATACTGAAGACATTAGATGTACATGACCTACCATCCAGAATGGTACAGATAAGTTTTGGCTTATCCATACCACTAGATATTTAATAAAGTGTTTCACCTTATTGGTTTAAGTACTCTTTGTTTTTTATTCTTGCATATATACCAAGAGGTAATATAAGAAAGCCAATAAGGAAAGGTAAGGTTACAACGCCCAAAATCATCATTAAAAGTGGAACATTTTTACCTGTATACCAAGGTTTTGATTGTTCTACTTCTGCTTTAGCTACATCTTGTATAATCTTGCTGTAATTTTTATTAAAATCAGCTTCAGATAATACAATAACTTCAGATAGATGATTTACTAAGTCTTTAAAATGGTAATTTGCTTTTGATACTTCTACTTCAGTATCAAATGAACCCATCTTTCTGCGGATCTCAATTGTTACTTCTGTTGAAGTCTCTGATTTCTTCACTAGGTTAAAATCAATATACACACCAAGAGATAAGAACTCAAAGCATTCTAATGTTACTTGGTTAAATATTGCATTTATTTCTGATACTTTATACTTAGTATCAGATGCAATGTGAATTCTTGGTATAGAACTCATTACTTGTTCAATTGAAAAGTCAATTGTAATTGTTTTCTTTGGGTTTGGTAAACTAAACATGGTTTTTTTGTTTTAAATTATTACTTGATCATATAATCATAAGCTGCCTTACTATTAGTCATTTTGTATGTATATACTTCAGTACTACAGTAACTTTCATTAATCCTAATTTTCATAGTACTTGCTAGTTTAAATGCACTAAGAAATTCTGGTTCTAAAGCCATATCCCAGGTTATGTAAACTACATCAGATGTACCTCCTTTATAACCTTCAAATTCAAATTTCTTATCTACTCCATTTACTACAAGTACTACATCAATTGATGGTTTATCATCACAATAATAACCACCACTTACTTCAAGTATTACAGCACTGTCTATAACAAACATATATGCTTCTGCACCATTACTTGTTGGTGTATATGCTATTTTATAAGGAGTATCAAATCCATTATTTGCTGTTTTATAAGTCCATTGAGCATTAAGAGTTCCTACTGTTAATACCGCTAATACCAAATTAATCACCTTCTTCATTGTTTATTGTTTTATTGTTTATTACTTTCTCTGAGGGATTCTTCAAAGATTTTTCCCGCTGCCTGTATCTTTTCAGCCTCTGCTGAATTTTCAGATTCTCTTCTGAGTGATCTACTGTTTTCCTGGTATCTTTCATACTCCTGCCAATTACTAATTTCTAGTTCTTTCATTCTTGTTATGTCAGCTATAGTAGCTTCCTCTGGTAGAATACCATTATTGGTATTCATTAAATCAATACATAATTCTTTTATCCTCCCCATATTTTCAGTGCTTTTTTAATTAACTGTTTTGCTGCAACATCTCTTCTTCTTATGCTTTTCTCTTCCATATAGCCATCAAACTTACTAAGTAAGTCATACTCAAGATAAACAATTATAGCACAACTTCTTTTAACTGACGGATCTCTATTTTCAGGAAACTTATATGGAAACCTGGCCATCAAATCAGCTACACTACTAAGAAATGTTGGGTCTTTAACACCAATCAACATTGCCGGTTGTTTTTTACTATGGTTTATAGAGCATCTTTTAATGCCAAAGTCTTTAGATATATAATCCTCAGTCTCATAGTATTTGTAGTACCGTAGTGCAACAAGATAGTTTCTCATATCCATATGAGGTCTACACTTTTTCCTGTTCACCAGTTCCATCACCTCATTACAAGCTTCAAGAACCTCTTCATAAGTATAATCCATGACTATAAGAAAAAAGGAAATAATAATCCTTGTATCTCAGCTACAAATGGTCCAAGAAACAAGCTATTTAAAAAGCTATGATCCTGAGCCCATTGATACCAGAAGTAAAATGTAAAAATATGTGCTACAAAAAAGTATACATAGAAAATAGCTACACCAATGATGCTTAAGTTCTCTTTCATAATAAATTTTTTAAGTTTAAACTAAATCTAAATCTGCTACTAGTTCTTCTGGCTGTTCTTCTTTAAGTACTTGTTGTAATGATATAACAGGTACAAATCTGTCTGAATTGTAGTACTCATAAGGAAATGATTGTTCTGATAACTGTATTTCTTTAAGTTTATAACCAAATCTACCAGCTTGCAGACCCATTTTACTTATTTCTATAACAGTATAGATTTCACCTTCTTTGACCCACTCATATGGAGAGACCCTTTTTGGTTTGTTCTCATCATTAATACAAATCACTTGCATATTCTTCTATTTCAGATTTAATTTCTAGTTGATCAAATGTAGCTTTTAATTCAAACATATCCAAAAAAGCACCTGATTTAACTGCACATTTTCCTACATTATGTGCTACAATAGCACATTGTTCTGCTTGAGTAACTTCATGTTTACACATTCTAATAAGACAAGCTGTAACATAATCATAAGAATTTACATCATCATTGTAAATTACTACTTTGTGTGTTTTATTATCTTCCATACTATTAATATAATAAAATATTAAAATCTTTCCAAATAATTTTAGTCTGATCAAATCCCTCTAGAGCTTCCTTAACCCATTTTTCATCTACTGTATCCATATAACATAGTATATGGACAATAGCCTTATCATCTGGGTTTAACCGGAGCAACCTACCAATTCTCTGTGCAGCTTTTCTCTCATTACCGTAGGCATGCATAATGATACCTTGTTTAAGGTTAGGTATGTTCACACCCTCATTAAGTTGCATTACAGTAGATAGCTTATCAATGCTTCCATCTTTAAACTGTTGTAGATTAGTCTCTGACTCTGGATTATTAGAATGATAACTATGTGGACAGAGCATATCAGCTTGTATTTGAGTATTAGCAAATATAATACACTTAGTACTAATGCTTTCCATTAGTCTTCTAGTATATAGTTCTTTACTTGGATACTCCATCAAAGCTTTCATTCTCATAATCCTCATCATATGCATGTTTCCACCTCCTACATCAAGTCTTCTTGTCCAATAGGTATAATTAGCTGTCTCAGAGGTTAAATAAGGTTTATTAAACATCTTGGCCTCATATACTTTTTCATTGCTTAAACTTAACTGATGTACTACAATCTGATAGTCATTTAGTATTCCATTCTCTATAGCATCATCTGCTTTGAATGTAAATACTACAGGACAGAACTCTTGTACTAGTTTACCTTTCTCTGAAAAGCTTCTTTTAGGTGGAGTACCAGTAAGACCAAGTATCTTGCCTTTGTATAACTGCAAGAATCCCCGGTGACTATCTAGTAAACTATGCATCTCATCTAAATAGACTATATTATAGTCCCCAGGCTTGTGCTTATTTAAACTAAGATAGGTAGTAAATACAATTCTGTCTAGTAACTCTTCCATACCAAATTTCACAGCATCATCTTTCCAAGACTGGAAGATTGCTTTCTTAGGAGCTACTACAAGACATTTCATCAGTGGTGTACTGTTCTGCTGTATATGGGTAAGACCTACTAAAGTCTTACCCACACCAGTTCCAAGAACAACACTAGATTTTTGTCTTCCTTCAGTAGCCTTTAGAGCTTCTAATTGAATTTCATCTTTTGTCATTTTGTTAAATTAAATATGTTCTTGCTTATAAAAGCCTCTGCAGCACCAGTATCACTCATTGCTTTGATAACATTAATGTTTTTATTAAGATTTTCTAAAGACTTATCATGATCATATGTACCCCAAGCTCTTAAAAATACTTGTAAAAAATGATGTTTAACCCATCTGT